GCCAGTTCTTGTACCCCTGCGGGTACGCCTCCAGCGCCGCGGTGACCTCCCGCGTGCTGTAGCCCGGAACTCCGATCATGTTGTACAGAGCGGACGGCATCAGCCGGTGGCGCTCGATGATGAAGCCGTCGTTGGGGCCGCTCGATCCGGGGCTGGGGTAGATGTCGTAGGGCGCGACGCGGGAGAAGGTGTTGAGCAGGTCGTTGACCTGCACCGGCTCCATGTTCGGACCCCACGTCATCCGCGACTTGCGCTTGATCACCGGCCCTTTGACGATGGCGGTGGGGTAGGTGCAGAAGTCGTTGACGAACGCCGAGAACGCCTCCTCGTAGCCGCCGTCGCGCAACTGGTCGCGCATCTTGCCTTCCATCCGCGTGGCGGCCTTGTCGGCCCCTTCCCGCAGCATGTACAGAGCGCGGTCGTGGATGTCGTTCAGCCTCGTACGAACATCCTGCGGCAACAGAGTTCCACCCTGCTGCACGGCCATGATCGCTTCCGCCCGCACCTGCTCGATGATCTGTGCTTTCAGTTCCGGCGGCAGTTCCGGATTCTGTGCCGGGTCGAGGTCGAACACGTCGGTGCCCGCGCTCGACAGCACGTCCTTGATCCACGACTCTGCCGCACGGCACTTCACGTCGGTCAGCATCATGTAGATGTCCGAGCCGCCGGTCTTGCTGATGTCCATCGCCTTGTCGGGATCGTAGATGCCGCGCCGCTGCCGCTCGCACTTGAGCAGCCGCTCCTGCATCATGGTGTTCTTCTCGTTCTGTGCCCGACTCCAGCACTGGTTCAGATGGCGGGCGAGGCTGCTCTGTAGCAGTTGGCTGCTGCGGCCCGGTGGACGGGCGTTGATGGTGATCTCGTTGTCGGGGCGGGCGCTGTCGAGGAAGACAACATCTGCTGACTTGGTCGGAAGGTTGCTGTTCATGTCCACCCCGCCACGCTTCTTACCTTGATCGGACGCGACCGGATCGGGTTCATCGCGGCGCGAATCCTCATGCACAGATACTGGAGGCCGTCGTGCGGGTGCGAGTACTCATCCTTCACCGGACGGTCCTTGTACCGCTCACCGGCAGCCTTGATCCGCTCGTAACGGTACTTGCCGTTGAAGCCGCGACGCAAGGTCTTGCACGACGGGTCCAGCAGGAACCCCGGCTGGCCTTCGCTCAACTGAGTGAGGAAGTATGCAACAGCTTCGCGCCGCTGGATGAAATCGTTGGTGGCGGCAGTCTCGGTGTAGATGCCAGCCTCCAGCAGTTCCTGCACGCAGGTCTTCTCGTCTATCTGCGAGCGCACGTTCCCGGCGGGGTCGCAGGCCGACTCCATCTTGGTCAGCGGGAAGGTGTTCACCAGCGCGGGCTTGACCACCACCCGAGCGAACTGGCGAATGCCCATGTCCTCCGCGATGTACTCGCGCAGAATCTGAATCTGGCCTCGCGGCGTGATCTGGCCGACGATGCAGGCCGGGGTCAGCCCGAAGTCCCAGCCGAGGAACAGCATCGCTCCCGGCATGTGCATCAGCGGCGTCTTGCTGACGTGAACGCTGTCGTCCCACTCCGGGTACACCGGCTTGCCCTGCGCGGTGGTGCCGTACTTGCCGAGGATGAAGACGTTGATCCAGTCCTGATTCTTGCCCGGAATCTGGTTGCGCCAGTACTGGTAGCCGTCGCTGATGTTGTGGACGTTCTCGGCCAGCGGGTTCGGCGTGTAGTCATCGACGTCGGAAGCGTTGTCGAGACGAATCAGGTTGCCGTTGTTCTTGGGCGTGTACAGCATCGCCCCCGGTTGCCGCAGGAAGTGCCAGTTGGGTGGCGTCTTCTCTTCCGCGAATTGGTAGTACCAGTGATCGTCGTCGGGCGGATTGGTGTCGAGGATCACCCCAGTGTCCACCGGCCCACCCCAGCTTTTAGGCGGGTAGCGACCGACGCGCTGCGTGAGCATGTCGAAGATTTCCTTCGGCACCTCCGAACACTCGTTGATCCACGCCAGCGTCAGTTCAAGGCTCCGCAGCTTGCCGATGTCCTCGGGGCTGTCGAGCGCGATGAACATCACCTCCAGATCGAGGCCACTGCCGTCCCCGATGTCGTTGACGACCATCCGGCTGGTGATCGGGGAGTCCCACTTGATCGGCGCGATGTTGTCGGGGAACCACATCTGCCACGTCTTGATCGTGGTGGACTTGAGTTCGGGGAAGGTGTTCCGAACCACGCCCACGCGGGAGTGTCGCCGCCCCTTCCACACCTTCTGCCGCAGCGCGTGATTGACGATCTCCACGCAGCAGGACGAACTCTTGCCCGATCCGACCGGCCCCATCAGCCCTCGGACGAAGCCGCGGGCGTTGTGGAACCGTTGCGCCATCGGCCCCGGCGGCGTGTAGTTCACCGTCTCCGGTTGGTATTTCGCAGCGGCTCCAGTCAAACCCACAGGCGTCTACAGAGAACAGGCTTAGGGGTTGGCGAGGATCAGCGTGATGTCGAACATGCCGCTGGGGACCACCTCGATCCCGTTCCGGCACTCTATCGGCAGCACATACATGGTCTTCGGCAGCAACTCAAACGGCCCCACCAGAATCTTGCCCCCGGCGTCGCGCAGCATGATCCCCGCGCCGGAGTCGAAGGTCGGCATGGTGACGTCGGTGCCGTGGGTGTCCACCACGTTGGTGAGGACACTCTTGCGCGATTTCTTCTTGGCCGCTGCCTTGGACTCGGCTTTCGCCTCGGCCCGGAGCGTCTCGATCTTGGCTGCCGCCTTCTTGCCCTTGGCCTGCGTTCCAGCAGTGACGTCGTGGGTGTAGCCACCGGCGAGGGTCGCGCTCTTGGCGTCCGGGCGGGTCACCACCACGTCCAACGCCTCGCCTTGGTTGGAGTTGTACTGGATGGTCATAACCGTGATCTCGGTGTCGGCCCACGCCTGCACGATCATCTCGTCCAACCCGAAGGCCACGGTGCCCTGCTCGGGGCCGAAGCCGGTGCCCGTGATCACGACAATCGCGTTCTGGGGGCCGTTGGCCGGGGTCACTGCGGTGATCTCCGGGTCGGCCACCACCACCACGTCGAAGGTGAAGGCGGCTGGCAGTTCCACCGGCTCCCCGCCAGCGCGGGCCACCGACAGAGCCAGCGCCTCGCCCGACGGCTTGTCGCCCTGCGAGGCCAGCGCGGTGATCACGCTGTCGGCCCAGTTCTGCACGATCACGAACTCGCCGCCGATCTTGGCCTCCCCGATCTCGGTGCCGAAGTTGGCTCCCGTGATGGTGATCGGGGTGTTGTCCGGCCCCGACACCGGGTCGATGGCGGTGAGCGCCACTTCCGGCTCCGGATCGGTCGGTAGCCCGGTCAGGCCCACAGACGAACACCAGATCGCCAGCAGGCGACAGTTGCCGGGGTAGGCGTGGTTGGCGGCTGCCGGGTCTTCACAGAGGATTCTGTAGGGAACGCCGAACGTGTTCATGCTCTCTCCTTGGAGGCGCTGATGCGGAAGTTGAAGACGATGGGTGAAGCATCCACTTCGGCCCGGTTGGTGGGCAGATCGGGGACGGTCTTGCGGAGCAGCGCCTGCGCCGCCTGCACTTCGGTCGGAGTCATGCCCTGCCTGCCCATAGCATGTCGCTGGAGGCGGTCGATCAGCTTATTGGAGTCGATCCGCAGCCGACAGAGTTCGGCGCGGCGCATCTGTGCTTCCGGAGTGATGCTGCGCTCCGCGGCCAGTTCCACCCCGGTCTTGCGCTTGACCTTGGGCTTGGCGGGCTTGGCTACGATCAACTCCCCTTCTTGGGCGGCAGCGGTCATCCGGCTCTCTCGGTAAGGTCGGCCAGCGCGTGGCGGGGACACACCACGGGGAAGGTGAGGGAAACCTTGCTGGCCGAAGTCGAATGGGGCCGAGCATACGGCTGCAACCCTCTGTTCGGCAAGGACTCAGCGTCCGTGACGGCGGCGGGACGCCTTCCGCTTGGCCGCGGCAGCCGCCAAGGCAGGGCTGATGGTGGCCTTGGGGGTTGGCGGAATTGGCGGAATTGGCGGAATTGGCACAGAGGGTTCTACAGACGGTTCGGCAGCGGACAATTCCGGCGGAGTTTTTGTCCGCTCCTCGTACAGAGGAGGCCGGTAGCGGTGCGGCTCATGGTCCCAGTGGGCGGTGGCGCAGTGGTAACAGACGGGTGGCTTCATTTTTTCGCTCTCCGGGCCTTCATGTACTCGCGTTGTCTGGCCTTGCGCTTATCCGGGTCTTCCT